GAAGAGATGAAGATTTACCCAATGTTTATTGAGTTGTCTTTGCATTTAGGTAATATTCAGACATTAATAAATTCCAATAAAATCCTTTATACTGAAAAGAAATTCTCAACTAATGATGATGAATTGTTATTATCGGACTTAAAAGTTAAAGACATACCAGTGTTAGCCACTGAAGAAGTTGATGAATATAAAAAGATTTTAAAAAATTCACAGCCACAACTTTACGACTACTTCAATTTTGCGAAGTCATTATGGACTGTGGTTTATGATTCAATTGATATTAAAGTCAAGAAAAATAGGAATAGTATAAAATCTAAATCAGGGTTTTTTTATTATAAAAATAATGAAGGGGTTTTATATGTGTGGCAATATACAACAAAAAAAGTTTATAAAACTGAAAATCAAACTAAAACTCATTTAAAACAAATCTATAAAAGTGAAGAAAACGACTTGACAGTTGATAAAATTATTTCTATGTTTTCTAAAACATATGAAAAAAATGATGAGAAGACGTATCCAATAATTGAAGTTAGTTGTAGTAGTATTTTTCCTTTAAAAGAAACTTTACTACCTATCTTTAAAAGGAAGATATTATCTCACATTAATCAATATAAAGTTGCAAAAGTAGAAACTAAAACTTTGTCCTAATGGGTTTTAATAAGAGAATTTTAAGTAAAGAAAACATCATAAGTAACATTGACAATCTTACCAATTATTTGGGTAATCCTGATGCGGTATTTATGACGGATGATTTTTCAAAGGAAGTATATCATATGTTTACCGAAGGTAAATCTGAAGAAGAAATAATAAACTACATTAATAATAATCATGAAAGTTAAATTAGAATATGTGTGGCTTGATGGGTACACACCAGAACCAAATCTAAGAAGTAAAGTTAAAATTGTTAGTCATGACGATATAAGTGAGGCGTTTTTAACAGGTAAATTTCCTGAATGGAATTTTGATGGTTCATCAACTAATCAAGCTGAAACAGGTGATTCTGATTGTATTTTAAAACCTGTAAGACATTATACGACTGATAGGTTATCTACGGTATATGTTTTGTGTGAAGTAATGAATTCTGACGGAACTCCACATCAATCTAATACAAGAGCTAAAATAACAGAAGATGATAATGGAATGTGGTTTGGGTTTGAACAAGAATATTTTATTCGTGAAGGTAAAAACATGCCAGTGTTGGGTCATAGTGGAAGACATAGTAATCAACAAGGTGAGTTTTATTGTGGTGTTGGTGCAAATGTTGTTGGTAGAGAATTTGTGGAGAAACATACCAACATGTGTTTAAATTATGGTATTAATATTACGGGAACAAATGCTGAGGTTGCATTAGGACAGTGGGAATATCAAGTCTTTTCAAAAGGTAAGATGAAAGGTGGTGATGACCTTTGGATGACAAGATATTTCTTACATAAAATTTCTGAAGAATATGGATATGAGATTGAACTACACCCAAAACCTATCCAACACGGAGAATGGAATGGGTCGGGATTACATACCAATTTCTCAACAGAATATATGAGAGAAGTTGGGGGTGAAGAATATTTTCAATCTTTATTTTCAAGTTTTGAGGCAAGACACTATGAACACATCAAAAATTATGGGTCGTCTAATGAACTTAGATTAACTGGTAAGTTTGAAACACAATCAATTGATAAGTTTAGTTGGGGTGTATCAGACAGAGGAGCATCAATTAGAATTCCACAATCAACCGCAAAAGAATGGAAAGGTTATATTGAAGATAGACGACCAGCTTCAAATGCTGACCCATACAAAATTATTCATCAGATAGATTTATCCATTAATAATGCTGAAACTATATTTGATATGAAGCATAAAATGAATTATGTCGTAAAAGATTATGAGGTCTTAAAACAACATTTAAATGGGGTATTGAGTAATGATGAGTTATTGAAAGAATATAGAGATGATGAGGAGTATGAAATTGACTCTGAAACTATGGATGGGTCCAATATAGACACAGAAAAAATTAATTTTAACGCTACGTTTGGAAAAGAAGGTCCCACAAAAATACCAAAAGAGATTTTAGAAAAAATGATGAACGCGGACAGAATTAAAGATATGGTTACCAAAAATAAAATTGTTGAAGATAGAATATCCAAAAAAGAAGAATACGAGGACAAATTAAACCAAATGATTAAAAATTATAAGGAAAATAAATAAAATGAGATTTTTTTTAATTGTTTTTTGTTTCATTAACACCTTGATTGGGTTTTCTCAAATTAATAATAATATTGATGGGGTTAATGAATTCATCGGAAAACAAAAAAACATAAAATTGTTTGACGGACCATATCAAATAGATTCAGTCAATTATTTCCTTATCGGTACAATATCTAAAGATACTTTTTATTTTTTCTACAAATATAAAAACGGTGCGTTCAGATTAAATGACACATATGAATATCAAGGTGTTGATGATTTAAATAAAAAGTTATCATTTTACCATATCAATAATGAAGTTGAGGTAAATAATACCATTTTTGAGAAAGTTGATGAATGGGCTTATAGAGACCAACTAATATTAATTGAACATAAAGAAAATCCTGATAAATTTGTTAAAGAAAAAGTAATTAAAGTACCTTACGCAAAAAGGGTTGGTGGTAAATGGATATATTTAAATTCACCAAGAATAATATGGTTAGATAAAAACGGAAAAGAAATAAAACGAGCATAAAATGGAACAAAAAGAACAAGTTAACCACCCAGAACATTACGGAGGAAAAAATAATGAATATGAGGCCATCAAGGTGATAGATGCTTGGGACTTAGGTTTTAGTTTGGGTAATACTGTAAAGTATATCTCAAGGGCTGGTAAGAAAGAGTCTGATAAAGAATTACAGGACCTTAAGAAAGCTTTATGGTATTTACAACACCACATTGAACAATTGGAGAAGAAATCAAATTAAATATATTCGGCTCTTAATTGAGGTAAAATTGTGTTAATAATGTTATCATAAACACCTGGTAGATAAACATCCTCGTACCACTGAAGTAAATCTTCAATATCTCTAAATTTACTTGGTATCTCTCTACTAAGATAAAAGTCGGGTTGTTCTTCATTAGCCGCATGTAATCCATTAATATTTAATACATAGTATTCAACATTATATGGTAATATTGCCCTACCATCCCAATATGGTGTTGCGAGTATCATAATACCTTCAGTAAATTGTCTTCCATTATATTCAGTTCTAATTGATGTTAAAGGGGTCCAACTAACGGTGCCCTCATAACTATCTGCGGATATAATAAATTCTTTATAACTGGTGGGAATCTCTTGATGACTTATAAGGTCAAGTAACACCTCGTATGATTCCGTAGGGTATAATGGGTATTTTGTGATAGTTAATATTTCGGTAATACTTAGACCAACCATTTTAGCGGCGTCCCAAATACCAACTTTCTCAACCAACCTGAGCAAAGATTCTTTATTCATATTGATAAATATGTATAATATATATAACTGATATGGAAAATTACATCAATCGTTATATTTATGATTAAAGATAAATAAAACAATATCTCAATTATAGATGGCTAACGAAAAATTAACTCAATTACCTTCATTATCCGCCGCGTCAGGTAATACCTTATTTTATGTGGTTGATGTCAGTGACCCAACGGATGACCCAACGGGTAGTTCCAAACAGATAACAAGAGATAATATATTAAAAAATATAACAGGATTAACCATTGATGGGGATGTCCAAATTACGGGTAATACCTATGTGACAGGTAAAACTGAAACTAACGGTATAACATCAACAGGTGGTGTTACATTCAAACAGGTTACGATTAATAGTACATATTCTGCAACTACTCAGGATTATATGATTGACGTTACGGGTGGAACATTTACTGTTTATTTACCATCGGCAGTCGGAATACAAGGTAGGTTATTAGTTGTTAAAAACAATGGTGGTGGTGCGGTAACGGTACAACCAATTTCAGGTCAAGATATTGATGGTAAATCATTTGTGATTTTAGGTGAAACTAATACAATACAATTGGCAAGTAATGGGTCTAATTGGGTTGCGATTTCGTATAATATATCAACAGTTAACTCATCAACAGGTGTGTTCGAATTTACAGGTTTAACTATCGCGTCACCAACAACATTTACAGTTGCCCCTGTTAAGGGTTGGATTGTTGATGATACGACAAATCCATTAAGTCCCCAACTATATTATATTTATTATAGTGGTGGAACTCATACCGCAACATATGTAACTACCGCAACTGAAACTTGGGTTTACTTAACAAGTGGTGGGACTATTAGTCAATCAAATATAGAGTTAACTGAAGAACAGAGAAGACAAAATATATTTTTAGGTAAATTAGGTCATGCTAATAAAACAAATATTATTAACGCTTTTAGTCAACCTGATTTTGTGTTATCACCATTATCCCAACTTAGGGATATGTTTACACCTATAAATCTTATAAATGGGGGGATATACGCATCACCTAATGGTGTTAATTTAAGTTTTAATACAAGTGCTGGTTATCTATATGGTTTAGGTATTAATTTCGCAAATGACACATTAAGTCCTAACTCTATTTATGTATCAGGAACTAATCCTTGTACTTTCCAATATAGAACACAAACAGGTGGTACTGCATCAAATACTACATTTATTGACCCAACAAATTATGATGTTGGTGGTGCTGTTACACCAATTTCGGGTACAAAGGCAACCAACCAAAGAATTTATTTGGTTCAGAACGGTATATTTAGGGTTCAATATGGTCAAACAGAATATCAACAGTTAACTGCAGCAATTGAAGGTATTGCAACAGAACAATTTAACACATTTAGTAATTTTACAAATAATGGAATTTTAATAGGTATATTATCTGTTTTAAGCACTGCGACTGATTTAAGTGATACGTCTAAAGCCCGATTCTTTTTCGCCTCAAAATTTGGTGAGACAGTTGGGTCCGCTGGTGGTGTGTCAACAACCAATTTACAACAAGCTTATAATAATTCAGTAACACCTGAGATAACAACTAACTCAACGTTAGGACCTGTATCAATCAAGAATGGTTCGGGAACTGCCGATAACGTTACAAGTTTATTTGAGACGTTAAATTCAGGTGGAACTGTAACAATGTTTGTTAGGGCTGATGGTTCTATCAGTGCAAATACTATTACTGCAACCACGGTATCAGCAACAACGTACCAAAATTTACCTATTGACCCTGACACATATGTTACAGGTTTTACTTACAATGATAATGAATTTGTGATAAAACAGAATAATGGCCAACCTGATTTAACTGTGGTAATTAATTCTGTTACAGGTTGGACTGTTAATGGTGATTTGAATGTTACAGGTAACACAACTTTAGATGGATTAACCGCAACCACGGTATCAGCAACAACGTACCAAAATTTACCTATTGACCCCGATACTTATGTAACCGCATTTACTTATAATGACAATGTTTTCACAATTAGTCAAAATAATGGTCAACCTGATTTAACCGCACTTATTAATACAGTGACAGGATGGACTGTTAATGGTGAATTAACCGTAACGGGAAATACAAGTTTACAAGCATTTACTGGAACATCAGGAACCATTAATGGTGATTTAACGGTTACAGGAAACACAACAGTTAGAGGAAATTTAGTCGTTAGTGGTAATACTGGTGTCAATTGGTTTAGCTCCAACACATCCTCAGACTTAGTTAGGATTACACAAACAGGTTCAGGTAATGCCTTTGTTGTTGAAGATTTGACAAATCCAGATTCTACGCCATTTGTAATTGACAGTTCAGGTAATGTTGCGATTGGTAAAACAAGTGTAACTAGTGGAACTTTGGTGGATTTAGAAGTTGCTGGAAAAACAATAGGAATAAATATCGGTAATTCAAATACCAGTTTTATGGCGGGAACAGGTATTTTTTCTTATGGTAATGGAATTGGAATTAATGGTGTAGGTAGAGATGATTTTGGAACTGTTGTTGGTATTAAAGGTGAATCCGTATTTGATATTTCCGCTGACCCATCAGCCACATATTATGGTGGTGAATTTATATCATCAGGTCAAGGAGGTAGAGATTATGCTGTTAGATTGTCAGATGGGACAGAGGGTGTTGGTAAGTTTTTATATTCTGTTGATGCTAATGGTTCGGCGAATTGGACAAGTCAATTAAGCGGGACATCGGCAACAATAAATGGTCCTTTAACCGTAACAGGAAATACTACATTACGAGCAACAACTGCTAGCACATTAAATGTTACGGGTAATACAATCGTTGATGGTACGATAAGTGGTGGAACTATGGTAATCACGACAACACCAACAAATGAAAATACTAACACTCAAATTTTATCTAGAAACCCAACAACAGGAGCCATTGAATATGTTGATGCTTCAAGCACACCAATAGGTACTTATAATTATGGGATATCATATACTATGTTCACAGGTAATTATATGGTATAAATAATAAATAAAAATTAAAAATTAAATATGGGAACATCATTAAATACACAACCAATTTTTACCGCATCAGCGGATACCCAATGGTCGGTTTCTGCGGTTACGGCAAATACAACTAAAGATTTAACATCAGGGACGATATCATTAGTTTTTACCGCAGGGTCTAATGGGGGGTATGTTCAAAGACTGAGATTTAGGGCTTTAGGTACAAATGTAGCAACAGTTGCAAGAGTTTTTATAAATAATGGCGCAACAACCGCAACTGCATCAAATAATGCATTGTGGGATGAAATTTCATTAGCCGCAACAACATTGTCTGAAACATCTGCACTCTCAACATACGAAATACCGTTGAACTTTGCATTACCTGCGGGATATAGACTGTATGTAACACTTGGAACTGCGGTGGCAGCTGGTTACACGATAACTTGTATTGGTGGTAAATATTAAAAAATATGGAGTATTATTTATGTGAATTTGAATATGGTTATGAGGGTCAATTCTATCAAGTTGTTGACAATGGTAACGTTATAGATTATGTTGATTTAAATAATAATCAATTAATACTTGAAGGTTCTTATGGGTATAATATAATTAATACCGAGACTGTAATTCCTTCTTGGGTTTAAAATTAAATAAAAATGATTGATACGTTTCATTTATCAAATAGTGATTTAAATAATCAAGTCTTCTACACCAATGGAGGAAGTAATTCTTGGCAAATTTGGCAGAAACCAAGTAATGCTAAAATGGTTAGTTTTTTAGTTATTGGTGGTGGTGGAGGAGGTGGTTCAGGCCAATCAGGAACTGGTTCTACAACACGTAGAAGTGGTGGTGGTGGTGGTTCATCTTCAGTTACTTTAGGTATGTTTTCGGCATCACAGATACCTGATACTTTATTTATTCAGGTTGGTCCTGGAGGTATTCCAGGTTCAGGAACTACAGGGAGTAATGGTGGTTCTGGCGGTCTTTCATATGTGTCAGTACAACCAAATACTACCGCAATAAATATATTATTACAAAGTGGGGCG